TCTAATGGCGTGAAATACCAGTTGCCCTGAGCGCCTTTGTCTTTCTCGCTGCCCAAGTTGGACATCGCGTTAACTAGGCCGCGTGATACATCGGAGAACCAGTTGCTCATGAATAGACCGCCATCATTTTATAGCCCCTTAACATCTGTGACTTTTCCAATTCCTATTTCCGCAAGTATACCATCTGTTTTCTTTTGTGTCTTGTAACTGAATTTTCTGTGGTAATAAGACCGGTCAGGAGTAAACGGACATCATATCGTAACCGGCGGACTGCACCGGCCAATAGCACATCATTACAGCGTCCGCAACATTAGGTGATTTCGTTCCAGATGGTGACTTATCAACAATAAGTTTCATCCGTGCACCCTTTGATGCTGTTGGCTGTGAAAGCTCTTTCTGCAAAGTCCGCAATAATGGCAGATCAGAAGGCAGGCTGATCAGTTCGTCGTGGTCAAATCTCACGCCCTCATTGACAGCCCTGTAAGTCTTTTCAAAGCGCCTACGAAGTTGCCACCAGCCTTGTGCTTTCAGGTTAGTGTAAAAGTCTTTGTTGATTGGCGTGTCTTTATCGTGTGGCTCGACGTTTTGATTGGGGTTCTGCACTGCTGCCCCGGCATCCCATGGCACAAACCGAATACCTGACGGCATTAAGCCCTCATCGTTTAGCCGGTTGGTTTCTGCCTTAACGCCTGACCCCACGCCAATGCAGTCGTAATGCACTTCAATGCTTCCACAGTTACTGGCGTGCCCTATAGCTCTACGTGCTGTCAATCCTGTGTCACGCTCGCCCCATTCAGCAAGATGCCGCAGAGTGATTCCCTTGCGGCCTGCGTAGGCGTTTTTATCGCCGCCACCGTCTGCAACGTCCAGTGCAGCGCAATAGCCACCCGAGTCATCAATTCCCAATTTAATATGCGCATCAATTGCAGCGGCCACCCATTCTGCCGGGATTATAACGCCCTCAACGGATGCGGCGTAGTTGCGATCAACTTCCTGAGCAAAGACGTGCAGCAAGCCGTCCGCTTCTGCCTTCTTACGCCTGGCGTCGTACCACGCCTGATCTTTTGCCGGGTGATCTCGCCAGTCCATTATAAAGACGTTTGTGACGCCCTTGTGTGCGGCTCCGCTTTTCCATTCGACGCCTGACTCACGCCTGCGATGAAACACGTTACCGAGGCCGTTGACACTTGATATGTCAATCTGCACATTGGTGTTATCGGCCAGCGCTGCTTCGATCTTTTCCGGGCGCTCAAAGTGAGCCGCTTCGTCTTTGAAATAGATCAGCTTACGCCCGCCCCGGCCAATGTTGTCGCCAGCCTCACCGGTAATCGTGGAGCCGTTCTCTGGATTGACGAACCGCATGTACGTCATATGCTCTTTTGGCGATAACCCGATTGGCCACAACTCAGACGGAAGGCCCATAATGATAAGGCGCATCTTCTCGAAAATAGAATCTGGGTCGCCAATGCGGTCAACAAGCTGTTCTTTGCGCGAACCCCAGCCAACCGCTGCGCCTGGGTAAAACATCCATAGCCAAACCGACACACCGCAGCACACCCATGACGCTCCCATGTCCCGGCACTTTTCGATCAGCCCATGTTCTTTGCCGTCCATACATGCCAGCAAAAAGTAAACAAGTTGCTGTTGCCTGGGGAACAATATGAAGGGCATCTTTGCCGGAACATCACCGCCGCTGTTTCGCGGGTCATACGTTGTAACCCAGTGCTCAATAAATTCCACCGGGCGGGTGCGGTAATATTCCTTTGCCCCGTAAAGCAGTACGGGCTTTGACCTAATGCTTAGGAGTCGCTTCTGCCGCTCAGCAAAGACATCGGTGTAATTAGGCGGCCAGCTATGCCTTATTGCTGTTGAGGGTGTCGGCATAAGCAGCAGCGGCTTCCTGTGGGGTCATGTTCTTAGTAATGGTTTGTATGGGTCCGCCATTCGGGCCGGTGTGCTCGTGCTTGTCTGTAAACAGCTTCAAGTGCCTTCCTAGCAGCTCGTACCCTTTGAACACGTTGGTGGCGTCATATTTGTAAGCCGCAGCAAGCTCTCCATCTTCGTTGGCTGTCATAACCGGATTGCCTTCTCGGTCCAGTACTGGGGACGCTTGCTCGCATCGCTCAATATTCTTTCTGATACCGTTAAGAATAAAGTCAGATGTAATTTCTGTGCGATCTGAGCGACGGTTCATGCGCCCCTGAATAGTGCCTTGAACCTTGACATTTACTAACAGGCGGGCAGATTGAGAATCTGCGGTTTTTTTACTATACCCTGCCCTTATCGCAGCCTGAGTGCCATTAAGATCAACCATGTACTCATCCACAAACCGAGATTGCCGGGGCGTCAATTTGCTTTTTGATTTCTCACTCCCGGATTTCATTTATCACTCCAACCAATAATAAAAATCAAAATAAAACCTGATCAAGCAGGCGCATTAAACGTAGCAATACCAGAAGCGTCAAAGGTAACTTTAAAATCAGTACCGTCACCCGCAGAAAAGGCCATCGCGGTGGTGCCTTCCTGAGCCCGCTCTACCGTTATAGAGTCGCCGGATCTTGCGGTTGCTTTAAGTATCTCAATCGCTGCGGAGCTTTGCAGGGTCAGCGGGAACCACTCAATTCCGGTGGGTGAAGGAAACAGAGCGCCGTCACCTGTTGCTAACACAAGATTAGTGTCAGCATCCGTTATTGAGCTTGCCAGCGTCGAAGCGGCGTTGTTTGAGATCAGTGAGGACGTAACGGGCGCTCCGAAAAGTATTATTGAAAGCAAAGTTTAGCATAAAAACCTTTTGAGCATAAAAAAACCCTCACTGAGAGGGCTCTGAACTTATTGCTATGAGGTAAAGCCTAGCAACATTTGCGCCTCTTTGTGCAGGCTAGTAACCCGCTCAATGTGCTCTACTCTTGTGGCCTTCCACTGTGCCAGTCCTTTGCCACAGACGCTAGCAACCTTTTTATCATCCTCCATCAGTCCCAGCGCCTCGTTCAGGGATTGCATTACGCTTTTTTCTCCCGAGAGCATGGCTTCCATTTTATTAAATGCCTGCATGTACTTAATTTTCCATTGCAGCGCCTCTTTTCCGGTAAAACCCATTGCAAGCAGGGTAAAGCCATCCCTTGTAATGTCGTAACAAGGCAAAACTTTATTCTGCTCAGATACATACGAGGACAGACAAAAAGTTTGCTCTCCTAATTCTTCGCCAATTTGTTCAGAAAGTGTACGAATTTTTATCAAAGTATATCTGTGAGGCTTATTAAACTTTTCTGCCACATCTTTACTGCTAACAACTACCTTGCCTTGCTTCATTTCTACTAGGTCGTTCATGGTGCTAACCTCAATGGATGAGGTTTAAATTATACACCTCTAATTATGAGTTGCAAGTTGCGAACTTCCGTCCATAAAAAAACCCTCACTAGGAGGGCAAAGTCCGGTTGGTGATGCGCTATTTCCGGAAAACGCATCCGCGTACATCGCCCGCGGCAGGCTATCAACACTGACTACACTAAAAAAGACTTTGGGGAATGCCGCCGCTTCGAGACCACGCTTTTAACGTCAACAACACTTTGACCGAAGCCCTTATCAGTGCCCACTCATACGCTGAATGGGTTGCGTGTACGTGTCGCTATCGCAGCGAGGTATTCACTATAACATCAGTCTTTGACTAGGCGGTAGCCCTTTTCAATCATGCCGTTAACAATGCCTTTTGGCTTTAGGCCGGATGCGATTGCTAATTCTACAAATTCTCTAGGTCTTCTCTTTCATCTTTTTCTTTCTTGGAAGGCAGTGCGCGAAAACACGCTAAATTGCAGCATCCATCATACGAAAAGTGGTAGTCGTCACCCAGCCGCAAATACGACTGAATTTTTAAAATATGCAACCGGAACAACAATACACTCTCTGTACACTCTCTGTCATCGTCGCTGATAAAAATGCACTCTTTGCCGATTGGTGGCCACCCGATGCCGTCCCATGCCATGCCTGTTTCTACGGTTTGGGGTTTGAGGTGCAACTCTTGAAACTCATAGCCATAGCTCTTGATGTCATCAACCACATTCCAGTTACCCGCCGATCCCTGCACAACAACCTGGCCAACAGGTATCACGACACACTCAAACCACTCTACGCTTGAACCCCACCGGCACTCACCATGAAAGCCTACTGGTGGCCATCCGTCTACCCAATCCGATTGTGTGGGCTCTGTGGGGCGGGAAGTATAACGCGAGGTCCCCCATTCGTTTTGGTTTTTCAATACTTGATACCTGCCCAGTCGCCACCAGCCGTTAACGTCACAAAAACAATTTGCGTAGGTGTCGTAGTGGCTTGCTTCGGTGGGTGCCTCTGTCCAATCTGGATTGCTCATATCGTTCTCCTGTGCCCTGTGCGGGCTATTGGTTTTGTGTGTGGGGTTGCTAAGGTTAATCGGTGTTCGTGGCCTGTGTGGTGTCCTGCACTGCCTGCACCTCACAATCTGCGCAATGGCCATGCTGCTCTATCAGATCCTCTTCGTGCCAGCTTGTAACGGTGGCCTGGCAGGCTGGGTAGGACGCTTTGACTTTCTCTTGCCTTGGCGCGTACATGGTGATTTCCTTTTTGTGGTTTGGTTGCTTCGATGAGTTAACAATAACACAAGTGAGGGAGGGCGCAAGGGGTTATTATGCCCGGTACGCTTGGCACACTTTGAAAATAGAGCGTACCGGGCTGTAGACCTTGCGAGACTAAGGCTTGACACAAACGGTACATACAACACATTAAAACAATAGATATATATAGGAGTGTCTCTCTAAAAGTCACAATTTTTTAATCACTTTTTTTTACTCTCTATAGGGCTATTGCGTGCCGTGTACCGTGCCAAACGTACCGGCAATCATAACGTTATGATAAATAAAGAAAAACCCCGGAACGCTATGCGTCACAAGGCGGTACAGTGGCAAGAAAGCGTGACGCCCAAAGCGAATATTCATTAAAACAGCGCACCAGTTGTGCACTTAGTGTGCACCATTTAGTCACATGACGTAATGCACATAAAATGCACATAAAATGCACATAAAATTATACATTTATATTAAAGTTGGCACAAGGTTGGCACAAGGTTGGTTCGATTCAATGGTGCGTTAGGTATGTGCCTACAGTGCACCAAAAAAGAACTAACTTGTGCCTGTTATCAACATAAAATGCACTTAAACTGTAACTATTTTGTGTTATTATGGTTGACTCAAAGAGCGCACAACTATTGCACTCCCTATTACACTAACCGAGCCAACAGGTGCACAAATGAAAACAAGCAAAGAACGAACCGTATTTTTTCTAGAAAGCGACTTGAAGAGAAAAGCGGTTGAATACGCGAAAAAAGACCGCCGATCTCTGACGGTATTAATCAATATTGCGCTTGAGCAGTATTTGAAGGGCGTAGATTATTCGGAAGAGGAGGGCAAAGAAGAAGACGTGATGTGATGTGGTGGCGGCTTTCGCCGCCTCACACCATTCTAATTAAAGAAGCTAATAGGAATCCTTGTTGCACGACTTCTCGTTCCAGCAAACCTAACCGGAAGTCTTGCAGTCTCGGCACCTTCAATGCGGCCCAAAATACGACGCCAGCCAGCCCCCCAAGGTGTTCCAACGAGCAATTTCTCTAATTCAGCGTGCTTATTTGCAACAATCAGGACGTTACCCTCTACCACCAACCCATAACGTTTTAGCACCTCGTTACACTCCGATTGCGTCAACCCTGACATGGCACTCTTGCCGCTCGCGCAGTCTATAATCTCGCCAATAGACCTCAACAAGCTGCCACGTTCGCTATCAAATCGCACCTGGCTCTGCAAGATCCGCTGCAAACAACTTTCCTCGTCGCTGACTTGTTCGGCTTCTTTAGCGTCTGAAAAGTCCATATCTGCAACCCATTTTCGAGCATCCTCTAAGCTTATCTCGTCATCACGATGATAGGCGCATGCCCCGGCGATAAGCGTTCCCACTTGGTCGCCCAGTCGCTGGCTACCAAGAACCTCGGCAATGGCTCTAGCGA